ATGAAAACTTTAAAGAGAAAAAACGTGGTGCTATTAAACTTGGTACTAAACAGAAAAAAGTTTACTTTGGTAAAGGTAGTAGAAGTGGTAAGAAATATACTGGTACTTCTGAGTTTTAATTATGACTTTAGTAAATACAAGAGCAGCATTTGAAAAAGCAGTAACTGACAAAGTTTTAGATGTAGATCCTACTGTGTTAATGGTTTACGATAATGTTCATTTTACAACTCCTGGAAAAACTAAAAAATATATCATTATGACAGTAGATTTTGGGCAATCTACTTTACAAAATCAAGGAGCATCTTCAGATTATTATGCTGGTGTTATTCAATGTAATGTTTATTGTCCAAAGGGAAAAGGAACTTCAGTTTTATCTGCGATAGGAGAAGCTGTTATTGATGGACTTACTTCTGTTAATGCTTCTGGTTATACAGATACCTTTAGTTGTAAACCTAGAGTTCTTGATATAACTGGTCCAACTCCTCTAGATATAGAAGATAGAAGTCACTTTGTTGGAGTAATATCTTGCCAATTTACCGCTAACGCTTAATATAGTAAAGTAATATAATTTTGATATGACAAGAGCAGTAGACTTACTCAAAAACAAGTTTGGAGTTTCTCAACTTTACAAACATGATGTTAAACAAGATGATGAGATTATTCTTACTGTCTATTGGCATCCTTTAACTATTGCTGAAAGAGAAGCAATACAGAAAAAAACAGGAACTGATGATACTAATGATTATGCTTTACAAATGATGATTGAAAAAGCATTAGATAAAGATGGAGCAAGAATTTTTCAAGATGGAGACAAAGCCTCGTTAAGAAGAGAAGTTTCAGCATCAATTCTTGAAGAAATACAAATTGCTATGATTACTGTTGGTGCTGACAAGGAGGTTAAACAGGCTAAAGCCGATTTAAAAAGCTGATAAAGATTGGCAATTTATATTTAGTTTGGCAAAACAATTACATAAAACTGTAGCTGAGTTATGTCAGACTCTTACTATTGAAGAAATGATAGGTTGGGCTGCTTATGCAGAAATAGAAAGTGAAGAATATCAAAAACAACAAGAACAAGCACAAAGATCTAATGCTTTAAAAGGCAAAAGAAGGTAAGATAGGTTTAATATTTGGTTTTTCATAGCAAGTGGCTAATTACGATGTAAATATTGCTATTGCATTAAAAAATTCTAATAAGTTAATGCAACTCCGTAAAGAGTTGAAGGGAGCTACAGATAATCAAAGGGCATTTAATAAAGAAGCAGGTGAGAGTAATAAAATAGCAGTTGCTACATTTAATAAACTAAATAAACAACTTTCAAGAGCAAAAGGGTTATTAAATAAAGCTGCATATGGTACGGACAGTTTTAAAAGAGCAGCAAGGGCATTAGTAAATGTAGAAAAAGAGCACAATAATCAATTAACTATTAAAGAAAAACTTCTAAATAAAATTAGAATGGAAGTTAATGATCCTACATTTAACTTACGTCAACAAAGAAAACAACAGATAAAAGAAAATATACGTCAAAATAGAGCACTCAGATTTTCTAATGTTAATCCTAGTCGACCTGCTGTTGTCGGAGATTTTGGTCAAGCTGGAGGAAGAGTAGGGCCAGCACAAGCATTAAATAATTCTCAAGGAGGATTTTTAGCTTTTAGTAAAATTGCTAATAAATTAGATGGTACTAACTTAAAAAACTTAAAACAAAACACAAAAACAGCGTCAATTTTAGCTTCACAAGCGACAGCAGCTAATTTTAGAGATATAGGTTTTGGTATAAGAGGTGGGCAAATTGGACCTGCACAAGCTGTATCTTCACAACCTAATTTCTTTAACAGAATGGGAATTGGTAAAAATGCACAAAAAGGACCATTTGCGATGCAAGGCGGTGCAACGGCACGTTTAAAAGGTGGTATTGGTAGTGCATTAATCGGTGGAGGTTTTCCTGCATTATTTGGTGCTGGGGGTTTGAGTTCTGCATTTGGTGCTATTGCTGGTGGTGCTGGAGGAGCACTTGCACCTGGAGGTGGTTTTGCTGCTTCTATCTTTGCTACTGCTATTGCTGCTCAAATTGAAGATGCAATAGCATTTAGAAAAGAAGTAAAGAAACTAAATGCACAAATGATAGCGATTGGTGGAAGCTCAGAATTTTCAAGAAAAGAAATAAAACAACTCGGAAAAGAATTAGGTATTACTAAAGAAGAAAGCATACAAGCTTTAGCAGCTTTTTCTCGATTCGAAGATGAGGGAGTAAGAAGTATGCTTGTAAAAACTCTTGGATCGCCCGAACAATTTGATGCTTTAGCAGGTATTACCGATTCTTCATTATTAATAAATGAGGTCGTAAAGGCAAGAGATATTATTGGACAGACAAAATCAGATGAATTATTAGCAGATTTAAAACTAGGTAAGAGTCTCGATGTTCAACTGAAGTTAACAAAAGAAATTGCAAGAGTTAGAAGAGAACAATTTGAAAAAACTACAACAAAAGAACTTAAAATTGAGGAGAAGAATTTTAAGAAATTAATACTTGAAGAAGGTAATTTAAAAAGATTTTTAGCACAACTTGATTCTGAAAGTCAATTAGGAAAAGTTCTTAAAGATGTTGATCCTAAAACAGAATTTTTCAGTGAATTACGATCCCAAGTAGGTTTTGGAACTTTAGGAAGAAATCTTGAACTGTTTAAGAAAGAATTTTTTGGAATGTTAAAAGGTGAAGAGATGGCAAAATTTGATGAGGCAGCCGAAAAAACTGCTAAACTTGTTGAGTTTGGAAGAGAATATGCTCTTCAATTACAAGAGTTTCAAGAATTTAGAGCACCTGTAGATGAAATAGAAAGATTATCAAGAGCAACAAGGGTGGTTCTTGATGTTAGTAAAGAACTAAAAGATAGTTTTGCAGAATCTTTTAAAGGAATTGTTAAAGGAACAATGACAGTTACTGATGCCTTTAGAAGTATGTTGAACAGAATTGGTGATTACTTCTTAGACCTTGCTGCACAAGTTATGGCTGCTGGTATTCAAAAGTCTTTTTTAGGCTTGTTTCAAAATATGTTTAATGTTCAAATGCCAAGTGGCATGGCAAATGGAGGTCCTGTTAGAGGTGGAACTCCTTATATAGTAGGAGAAAGAGGTCCAGAATTATTTACACCAGGAGTGAGTGGAAATATTACACCAAATGAGTCTTTGGGTGGTTCAACAAATATAGTAGTAAACGTAGATGCTTCTGGTTCTTCTGTTGAAGGTGACGAAAATCAAGGTAGAGAGCTTGGCCGTCTTATATCTGTTGCAGTACAATCTGAATTAATACAGCAACAAAGACCTGGAGGATTACTTGCATAATGGCTACATTTCCTTCGATAAAACCTACATACGGACAACAAAAAAGATCCGCACCAAATACTAGAACTGTTCGTTTTGCTGATGGTTATGAACATAGAATTTTATTTGGATTAGCACAGCATCAGAACCCCAAAATATTTAATTTTACCTTTAATGTTTCAGAGACAGATTCAGATACCATAGAAACTTTCTTAGATGCCCGTGCAAACGACTCTGATAGCTTTACATTTACTCCTCCAGGGGAAAGTTCATCTTCTGAATTTGTTTGCGAAGCATGGAGCAAATCTATACCATACAACAATAGAGCTACTATCCAAGCCACCTTTAGACAAGTATTTGAACCTGCATCCTAATGTCAGTATCAGCAGCAGTATTTAGTGATTTACAGTCAATAAATCCATCAGCGATTATTGAATTATTTACGCTCCAGTTATCAACAGCATTACATGGTGCAAATACTATTTATCGTTTTCATTCTGGAAGTAACTTAAATGCAAATGGTCAGATAGTTTGGGCTGGTAATGCTTACCTTAGATTTCCAATACAAGCATCAGGTTTTGCTTTTCAAAAAGGGCAGTTACCTAGACCTAAAATTACTATCAGTAACGCAACAGGATTAATTTCATCAATACTTTTATCTGTAAACGAAACTACAACTGGTAATGATTTAACTGGAGCTACTGTTACAAGAATAAGAACATTAGCTAAGTTTATTGATGCTGTTAATTTTGCTGATGGTAGTAATCCAACCGCAGATAATACAGCAGAATTTCCTCAAGAAGT